AATTGTTGACCTGAATGATGATATTCATGGTGAGCGTCATTGTGACAACTGTGGACACTTTGTTAAAGCAAAACAAAATTTGGAGGAACTGAAATGACTGAACTCTACACTCACACACATTACATCTGGCATCGTGTGTTGCTTCGTGTGATGGTCATGGCACCAATCAAAATCACTGAGTTTATTGCTCTGTGTGTTTCTGGTGCTTGTGATGGATTGTATCAGGTATTCGATCAAATGCTTCCAATTCATTATAGGCAAACACAAGTGCCATTCGATCAACTCTCCAAAGGAGAACAGGAAGCACACGAACGAGTTGCAAAAGCACGGGGAGTTATGTTGTCTCAGGTTGATATGCAATGACTGACGCACAAAAGATTGATGCTCTGATTGATCTCTGTTCTAATGTGATTCACTCTCTGGAAATGACAAAGTATGAGATTGAAGATGTATCAGAGGCATCAAATGTGATTCGTGAGGCAGATCACTATCACCAACAAATGCTGGACATTCTTCACTCTAAAGACAGTTGAGGAACTGGCACACAGGGGCATCTGGTGGGCACTGGATGCTTTATAATAAGAAGGTAATCAAGGGAACCACCCGTGACCAAAGATCAAATGAATGACTTCATCGATTACGTGATGGAATTCTATGGTCCTAATGGCATCTATCCGATGGGTGCCAACCGTACCATCGCCCGCAAGGCAACCAATGATGTTATCAGGATTTGTAAGATCAAAGGTCACAGGTTCTGTGGTGACAGTATTGATCGTGAACTTGTGCGAGACCTTATGATTGAGAAGTACAAACTGCAAATTGTCAAATGAAGTATCGTGTTACGATTGAAACTCTGAATGATCATGTGTTTCAATATGAGGTAGACAGTAATTCATCTTCTGCCTCACTTTGTGATAAAATCTTTAATGAAACACCAAACATTCGTGGTGTTGATGTTCGTCCCGTAAATTAATTATGAACGAAAACGACATTACAATCACATTGACAGAATCTCAACATGAATTGTTGATGGACATTTTGTGTCATGCTTGTGATGCGATCAATTTAGTATCACCATATGATGATGGTATGCATGATCTTCCAGTTGACAATCCAATTGTTCAGCGTTATACTATGATTGAAAATCTTCGGGAAATGTTCAATGAACTATGGAAAGATAGGTTTGAATCATGACATTTATTCTATGGTATTTCGGAGGATTGATTACTGCCCTCCTGTTTAACTATGCTCTACACCAACCGAATAGAGAATATGAAAAGCGGTTGGAAGAACTTGAAGACAAACTTTATCGTAACTCTGGAAACTGATTATGAACAAACAAAACGGATTTATTGACCCTGCTGCAGTTGTTGTAGTTGGCGGCATCGTTGTATTTGGTACTATCATCTTCATTGGTGGTCCTCAATATAATGTATGGCAACAATCTCTTGCTGGTAAAGCAGAACTGCAAAAGGCAGAATACACTCGTCAGGTAGCAGTGTTGGAAGCACAGGCAAAGAAAGATTCTGCATCGCAACTTGCTGATGCTGAAATCATCCGTGCTCAAGGTGTTGCCAAGGCAAACCAAATCATCGGTGATTCTCTGAAGGACAACCGTGAGTATCTGCAGTACCTGTATATTACTGGACTTGAAGATGGTAGCAAGAATGGTAATGTGACCATTTATGTGCCTACAGAGAATGGTCTTCCAGTGCCAACTCTTTCCTACGATAGGAAATAAATAATAATACCTGTTTAAGAACTGGCACAAGAGCACTTGAACTTGGTGTCCCTATGCTCTATAATACTCTCATACACAAAGGAACTTCAAATGTTTCAAGTTAAGTGCTTTTCTCCCCAAAAAGTCATCTATGATTGTCAATGTGAGAAAAAGTTTGATGCTATTATTCTGGCACACAAACTTACCGAAATTTATTCTCATAAAAGCATTGTAAAGAAAAACGATGAGGATACTCATTTTTATGATGTTTATCCTTCACTTGACTTTGTTGATAATGTTATTTGAAAATCACCGAAGGTGGTATGCCAGTTCCTACTCTGCAAATGAACAAATAATCATGAACGACGAAGACATTCTCCAATTTATGATCGCATTTGATGATTTCCGAAAGCACGCTGCAGTTGAAATGCTCTATGCGGAAGGGCGACAGGCGGCAGCAGAATATGCTCAGAACCTTTATGAACAAAAGGCAGCAGAACTGGAAGTGACGGTTGACTATTATATGCAGGAGTTTCTGTGATTGATGAACAGAGCAAACTTATCTTTGCCCTGATGCAGATTGATAATATTACTCAACTGCTGAAGGATAATGAGTATCAAACGTTTCTGTATTCGCATCTGAGTTCAATTAAGGTTGAGGTTGAACGCCAATTGACAAATCTGAAACAATCATCTACAATTAAGGAGTAATTTAAAAGAGAAAATGAAGTATCTTTACATCGTTGACTACTGGGTTCCTTTTCCTTCTTCTGAATATGGTGGACTGGTGAATCTGATTGCCGAATCTGATACGGAAGCATTTGAGATTCTATCCGCCGAAGAACAGTTTGATGATCGGTATGTCGATCGCATTATGGAACGAGTCGTGAACGCACAAAAGTTTGCACTTGTGGATGAGTATGAGTCTGGTATTCTGGAAGCATTCACGACCTGATGTATGTCCTATACACCCAAAGTAAATGATTATGTAAAGTGGAAAGATCACATTGAAGGATGGGTTTACTTTCGTGACAATTCTTATATCACGATTGAGATCAAGGTAAAACCAAAAGACGCCGACAATCTTCGCCATTGTTCAATTCATCTAAATAATCGTCTATTGGTTCTTTGCTATTCTAATCAATGGAAAGAACTCACATATGTTCGATCAAGGCAATCAGTTCATGAAGAATAACACACTCTGGCGTCGATGGGCGAAGGCACTTGGAGAAAAGGCACACATAAACGATAAAGAAGCAGATCGCATCGCATATATTCGTACCTTAATCTTCGTCACATATCTAATCACCAATTGCTTCATTGTCGCAGGAGTCATTCGCCACTGGAACGATAACACGGAGATACCACAACAAAGTTCGCATAGATAACTTGTAAGTCGCAAAAGGTCGATGAAATACTTACAACTCACACCACATCAGACGATTCTTGTTCTGAATTCAAGTTATGAACCAATTCATTTCACGAATTGGAAAAGAGCAGTCATTCTTCTACTCAAAGAAAAGGCACAATTTCTTTCTTCAAGAGTCATTCGATTGATTCATTATGTGAAACTTCCTCTTCATCAAATCATGACACAAAAACCAACCCGTGCCATGATCTATCAACGTGATGATCATACCTGTCAGTATTGCGAATCCAAAAAGAGACTGACAATCGATCATATCATTCCCAAGTCCCGTGGAGGACAAGATACCTGGGAAAACATGGTTGTCGCATGTTCAGTTTGCAATACTAAAAAGGCAAACACTCCACTGGAGCAAACTGGTATGAAATTGATTAAGAAACCCAAACCAATGGAGAACAAAATCACTCTTAGACTGAATAAGTCAAATGTCACAGAGTGGAAATCGTACATTTATTCTTGATTAATCATGAAAAAGTTTTTTGCACTTCTTGTTCTTACTCTACCACTTCCTTCTCTTGCAAGTCCAGCATTCAAATATTACACCACATGTGTTCTTGAATCTCAACAAACGTTTACGGAAGACACTTGCACCGTAGTAGAAACTCGTGAAAACAATGGTGCTCTCAAAACGCGCAATATCTACTCTAATCGATTTCAATTAACAATCAAATCGCGTTTTGATAAGGAAAAAGGTTTCGTAACCTGGGATTCTCATAATCAGTTCGAATATCCTTGGTCTTACAAACTTGGATCTTATCGCTCAACTGATCCTTATACTTATGTAATGCCTGGTGTAATGGTGGAAAGTGTCAGCTGGGACTAAATATTGATTAGATCTCTTTTTTTCAATTCATGAAGAAAACTTTTGAACAGTTTCTAATGGAAAGTAAATTGTATCAAGACCTAGAAGCGACAAGGCACGAAGATGATACTTATCAAACTGTAAGTCAAAAGTTACAGAATCCAAGATTGAGAAAGTTAAGAATTCTGTTAAATCGTGAACTCAAGCGTTTTACTGTTTAAATGTAAAACCACATATGTCCTTTCCATGTATAACGTCCATTACTCTTCAGTGCTTTTCTAAGACAAGATCTACCACTACCATTGTTCACTTTTCTTAGTGCATCATTCATACTCTCAAAGTGTACCTCCCTCCATGTGATACGACTTACTGCTTTAATTGGTTTCTTTAATGTTTTCTTCTCTAGTAAAGTCCAACAATATCCGTAACATACTGTTCCTTTCTTAGCGGACTTAAGTATATTTCCATTGTAATTCCTATTTCCAGTTACTTCTTCTGCTGCATCTCTACTATTATCCCATTCTCTTATTTCACCAGTTTCTAGATTCATTCCTTGTATACGAATACTTGCATACTTACCATTTCCCCTATGTTCTGGTTTGAATGTAGGGGGAATTTTTTTCTTTTCTTCTGGTTTAACTTCTTCTTCCTTTTCTTTTATTTCAAACGTTTCATCATTGTATTCGGGTTGATACTGATTGATCCAATATTGTCTTTTCTCCTCTAGTATTGACTCTGATGCCTCATCAATCTCCTTAATCATAAAGTTGTGTATTCCATATTTACGAAATGCCTTATGTAAAGGATCAGATGACATTTTCTTGGAGCACTCTATATGATGTTGCCACTCTTTGTTCATCATCTGAGTGGTCTTGCCAATGTACTTGTGTCCAGTTTGTTTATTGATGATGAGATAAATGATACCCTGTGACATTTGTATTGTAAGGTGTTCCTATCGTACTGTATGTATTCCTTATCGTATTGTAAAGTGTTCTTTTTCCTAAGATCTCTATGGATTGTATAATGGTAATGTTATATTGTTTTAAATTTTGATTAAATGCCTTTGAATACTTATAAATGCCTTTGAATACTTATAAATGCCTTTGAATACTTATAAATGC